CGGCTGACGGCCGGCCTGCACTTCATCGAAAATATATTTCGAGATGGCAATAGCGCCGACTTCAGTCGTCTTGTCTTTTTTGCGGAACTCACCTTCTCCTGAGATGGTGAAGTCCATATTGTTGACCAGGTTCTCAACCAGCCCCTTCGTATCGTCAGCCTCAGAGGTGACGGTATTCATGGAGTAGTCGAAGCCCTTGGTGGTCATGGCGCCGAGTCGCTTCCATTCGGAAAGCGCAGGAACCGTATCAGCACAGCCAAAAGCCATGCGGAGCACGGCCACCTTACCAATCAGCTTGCCGGTGTCATTAGCGCAGCCTTGCATGTATGCCTCTCAATTAAAAAAGGCCGCCATATGGCAGCCTGATGGGTGATTCTGACGATTATTCGCCGTATGTGCAGGAGACGAGTAGCCGGGTTACTAATCGGCCCTCTTCGGTGGAGATCGGCGCAGGGACATTGCCGACGAGCCGTAGCGCGCCTACGCAATCATCGGCGCCGGATTGCGCGCTGATGTACTCGACAATGGCGTTTACCGCGGCGTCAGCAGCATCGGGATTGGCCTTCGCGGAGATCACATCAACCATCACATACCAGTCGCCGCCGAGGTCAAAAGTGATATCGGTACCGCCGGAAGGCCTGAACACGATGAACTGATCGGTATCTTTCCCGGTATCGCGCCATTGCCGCCACTGGACCTTAAACCCCGCGGTAAGCCCCTCAGCCACAAAGAGGTCTTTGAGGCGCATATACATGGGGGGTGTCATAGCGAAAGCTCCTTCTTCACCACCGCGTCAATCTGGCTGCGGGTGTCCTCGAAGCCCTTCGTTAAGAACTCCTTGCGGGCCGTTGCTCGCCGGAAGTCCTGTTTCACTGCCGGGTCGTGAACATACACCGCATAGTTGGCGGAGTAACCAACGCGCCCGGTTACCCTGGTGCCGTTAGCCATGATTTCGCGGAACTGGCTGTTGATGAGCGTCGACGTATCGATCGGGGTGTAAAGTGCTGCCTGCGCGCTGCCGATAAGCATCGCAGACTGGATTGCCCGCACGACTTTACGCCCCTGGACGTCTTTGATAATGCGATCTAGGTTGGCCTTGGCCTGGCGGATGCCGCGAACTTTAGCGCCCATAATCAGACTCCCGTAATCAGTGCAAAATCGTCAGCCAGCCTTTCGAACGTGTCAGCGAACCGGATAATCTGGCGTATCTC